CGCGACCTCGCCTCTCGGCGGGCGCACCGTGGGCGAGGGGTCGAAGTCTCCCGGGATTACGGGGCCGGGCTGGACGCTGTCCGCCTGGGTGCGGAAGGCGAGCAGTTCGCGCATGAGGTCGACGCGTTCGGCCTCCCACTCGGTGGCCTCCTGCATGTGCTCGCGGGCGAGGTAGCGCAGCTCGTCGGCGTGGGCGGCCTGTAGGTCGGAGAGGGCATCGACGAAGCTCATAGGCGGCTCCCTGGCGTCTGGACTCCGGGGAGCCTATCGCGCGGCGTTGTCCGCGTACAGGCGCCCCAAAGAAACGACAAAGCAATGTTGACAGGGTGGGCGGCCGTGCTTACTCTAAAGACGTGGCCGGTGCTCCCCGCTGCCGGCACCGATGAGGAGGAAGCATGCACCCCGTCGACTTCAACGCCGCGCTCGACGCCCTCAACCGCGGAGCCTTCGTGGTCCTGGCCGAGCCCCCGGGGGTCGCCGCTGAGTTCGTGCGACTCCGCGCGGCGGTCCCCGACTACCACAGCCTGCCCGCGCTCTACCTTGCGGCCGCCCGACGCGTGGCCCGGCGCCCTGAGAAGGACAATGCCTGAAACCAGAACCTTCCCCACCTGCTGCACGTCGGCCCTCTGCGGCCGCATCGAGTGCGGCGGGTGCCCAAACAAGCCGGCCCTCGACGCCTTCAAGGCGTGGAAGGTCGAGACGAACGCGACCGTCGCGGACCCGATCTGGAGTCGCAACGTCTGGGTCGCAACCATCGCCGAGCCACGAAAGGCCACGTCATGAGCAAGCCCGACCGCGAATTCCGGTACGCCCCCGGCCTCGTCGACTGCTGGCGGTGCAACGGGACGGGTACCTACCCGTCGAGCCTCTACAACGGGGTCTGCTTCAAGTGCGACGGCCACAGGAAGCAGGAGCGCGCCCGAGTGCTCACCTTCCGTGAGGACGTGAGCGAGGAGCGGCGCGAGGAGATTCGCGCGGCCGAAGATGCCCGCCTCGCGAAGGCCCGCAACGCCCGGCGCGACAAGAAGCACGAAGCGAACATGGCGCGACTCCGCGACAACCGCGCCGGCCTGGAGGCTGGCGATCCCGAGATGGCCGAAGCCTTCGAGGTGATGGACCACTGGAACGAAGCCGTCGAGGACTGGCACGAGGCTCGCCAGGAGTGGCGCCGCGAACAGGACCTTGACCACCCCCTGGACTACATCGACGCGAAGGATGGCCCGCAGCTCGACTTGCCGCGGCCGGCGAACCTGCTCTTGAGCGTCGCCGGGAAGGCGATCAACTACGCGAAGGTCAGCGCCAAGCAACGCAACCTCTTGCTCTCCCTGGTCAAGCAGATCACCGACGACGCCCGCAAGCGCGCGGAGGAGGCCGCGACGGCCCGCCCGGTCCCCAACGGCCGACAGGTGGTCGAGGGCGAGGTCCTCACCGTCGACTACCGGGACAGCTACTACGGGGGCGCATGGAAGATGCTCGTCAAGTGCGACGGCTACAAGCTCTGGGGCACGGTCCCCAACGCGTTGCGTGACGACAACCTCGACCTCCCCCCCCGCGGGACCCTGGTTCGCTTCACGGCGACCCTGGAGCGCAGCGGCGACGACGAAAACTTCGGATTCTACAAGCGCCCGTCAAAGGCGGTGCGCGTCACCAGCGAGGAGCCAGCGAATGCAGCCTGAGATGACCTACACCTGCGAGGGGCCGGTCCGCGGCGGGTGCGGCGTCAAGCACCGGACCCTGGGAGCCGCCGAGCGGCATTGCCAACAGGACGCCCGCGACGTCAAGGCCAGTCACGGGCGGAGCGCCTACAGCGACCGGGCGTCGTGAAAGCAAAGGTCTTCGTGGGTCGCCCCGGGTGGAGCATCCCCCGGCCGGAGGACTGCGCCGCGAGCATCCCCACGCCGCGGGGCTCGCGCCAGTGCAGCAACCGCGGCAAGCACGGCCCATGCGTCGATGGTCACAGGTGGTGCAAGACCCACGCGCCGGAGGATGTCCTCGCGGTCGAGCGGGTCACCCTCTACCGGGCGTCCGTCGACAGCAAGGTCCGGGTCACCCCGGTCGTCCTGGTCGTGTCCCCGAAGACATACAAGATGTCGGACGGGACGACGCTCAAGCGGGCACCGATCGACGCCACTGGAGACCCGGACAGCCGGTGGGCTCAGGGGCGGTGGGGGCCGACGGCGGCGATCGCCCTTGAGCGTCTCGTCGCCGCGCACGAGGGCAAAGTCCGCTCCGCGGAGCTGCGCGTTCACCTGACCCAGGGTGTCCTCGACCTCGTCAAGGCCGCCCTGGCGGAGGAGGCGTCGTGATCTACCTCTGCGACGTCCCGCGCCGCCGCATGCTGTTTGCCGGGAGCGCAGCTCGACTCCGGTCGCAAGTGGCGGATCGCCGCATCACCGACGGGTCGGGCCATACCGTCTCCCCAGGCGCGCACGACGCGATCGGGGTGGCCCTCGCCGCCATCCTGGCAGGTGACGGCCCAACCCTCTCAATCACCCAACGCATCATCATCACCAACACGGCCACCGCGGTCCCGCCCGGTTGCTGGACGGAGCCCGCAACATGACGACGACGACAACGGAGCAAGCCTGCGCCGACCTCAGAAACGGCCTCACCCTGGCCCTGGCGGCCAACCGCGTCGGCGGGACAGGGCCGGTGACTATGGGGGCTCTTGCCGAAATCGTCGGCGTGACCTCCGGCTCCCTGGCGGGGTATCTGAGCGGCCGACGGGGCGAGCCGGAGGATTGGGGCTCCCAACGCCGGGCGACGCCCTGCAGGCTCACCCTGGCCCGCGTTGCGGCGGCTCTCGCGACGGGGACGCCGGACGGGGACTACGAGGATCTTACCGGCGCCCTGACGGGCGGCTCGGCCGAGGAAATCATCCAGGCCCTGGCGGTGGCGGCGGGCAGGTTGTGAGCGGCGACGACTGGCTATTTCACCCTGCGCGGCTAGTTACCACTCGACCGTCACGCTGATTTCGTACTTGTCGACGCCGACGCCGACGCCCCACATGAGGTTGCCGACGGCGATCCCGTTGGTGCCGGTGCCCGAGCCGCACATGGGTACCAGCGTGAAGCCATTGGCGACCTTGTCGAGGACCTGAACGCTGAATTGGTAACTCGCGCTCGACACGATCTTCGCGGCCGTGATGTCGGTCGAGATGGTCGCGGTGATCCTGTAGTCGGCGTCATCCATCCCGACGATCACGGCGAAGCTGTGGCCGTTGTTGTGCGCCGGACCGACGAGCCCGGTGTAGTTGACGACTGACGACCCAGCTCCCGCGTAGGAGAGGGTGACGACCGGCACGGACGCGTCGTTCGAGTCCGCGGTCCCGTCGACCTGGATCAAGATCGTGCGCTTGCGGAAGTGGGACGCCTCGACGATCGGGTTGTTGACCGTGTCGGTCGACTCGGGGCCGATCTGGAACTTGCCGAAGTGGGGGTAGATATCGGAACGCGGCTCAGGCCGACCGGCAATCTCAGCGCCGTCCGCGAAGACCACGCGGTTCCCGTCGCGCTCCAGGCGGGGCTCAGTGGAGGGGACGTTGTCCGACTCCCCCGAGTTGGGGCCGTCACGGAAGACCAGGGCGCCGGCCGCGGCTCGCCGGACGTAGATGTCTCCGATGTTCTGGGCGGCCCCATCCCAATAGACCGGGATCATCGCCCAGGTCGACGTGTGGACGAGCAACCCACCGTCGAGGTTGGCGCCTCCGACGATCCGCCCGCTCCGGGTGACGAGCGCACGCCCCGAGACCACGCCCGACACGCCGACGGCACCGTCTCGCCAGGGCGCGCCGGCCTCCGCCGAGAACGGGTCGAGCGCGGAGCCCTCGCCGCCAGGGACGGGGACGACGTGGTTCAGCGGTGCGATGGCACCGACGTTGATCACGTCCCCGTTGAGGTTGCTCTCGTACTTGCCGCCGATGATGGCGACGCTCCCCAGGTTGCCGCCTTCGATGCCCCACTTCAGGGCATTGAACGTGCAGTCGATGAGCGTCACGTCGGCCGCTGCGGTGAGCTGTAGGCCCTTAGTGAGGCTGCCCGCACCGCTCCCGATCCACACACACCGCTCGAAGACGTAGCGGCCCGCCGCGTCGATCTTCACCAGGGCCGTCAGCGGGTCGTGGCCGTTCGCGTCGAACGTGCAGCCGCGAAAGGTGATCTCGTCGGTGGCGTTGTTCAGGCGAACCATCTCGGTCACCTCGTCCGTGCCGACGTCGAAGACAAAGCCCTCGATGACACCGTCGAAGCCCGCGCCGGCGCCTCCGAGCGTCAGGAACAGCGGGTTGGACCCGGCGGTCCTGCGGAAGTGGCCGCCGGACATCTCCCGAGGATGGCCGCCGCCCGCGGCGACAGAGCCCGGCGTGGTGTCGAGGTCGAACCGCGGCCGAATGCGGGCCGTGGTCGGGACGAAGTGGACCCGGGCGCGCTCGTCGCCGGCGGCCCCAGGCACCGTCAGGACCCCCGTCACGTCGAGCGCCGAAGGCGCCGTCCACTCGGTGTGAACACGCGTCGCGTCGCCGCCGGCATCGCCGACCGTGATGGTGTCGGACGCAGCTCGGACGTTCTCGCCGAAGGTCGGGGCCGGGTACCACAGACGGCCGCCCAACTCCTCCAGGCGCTTGAGCACCGCCAGGGCGTGCCCGCGGACGTCTTGCACGCCGTTCACGCTGCGGTCCGCGTCGCGGCTGAACGCGGGGACCGTGTAGGTCGACCCGTCCGCCTGCCCCTCGAAGAACAGGTCGCGCTTGTCGGTCAGGTCAGCGATTTCGAGGTCGCCGCCGTCGATGTGGACCTCCAACAACTTGATCCACGGATCGGGTTGGTCAGGGTCGGTGCCGTTGAGCGTCGTAGACAGCGCCCAACCAGCGACGTCCCGCGTGGTCGTGAGCGCGACCCCCTCGACGCCCGACAGGTCCAGCAGATGCACCCGGTTGCGCGACTCCCCTTTCGTGTACGTGAAGCGGAGCCAGACGGTCCACTCGCCGTTGTTGAAGCCGGTGAAGTCGATAACTCCGGTCGTGTCGCCTTCGCCAGCTCCCGTCAACTCGCCGAGGACAGCGACACCGTCGACGGTCTCGCCCGTGATGGCCGAGCCCCTGGTGATCTTGATCTGCTTCGGCTGGGTTTGGAGGGCTGCTGTGAACTCGGCCAGGACCGCCTTGGTCCCGAACATGGTCCGCACGATGCGGCGGAACTCGCCGACCGGGAGGTCGTGGAGCGCGTGCGCGTCGGGCTTGTCGACGCGCTCGGCCCCGAGCGGGAAAATGACCTTGTTCACGACCAGACTCCAACTTCTCGCAGCTCAGGGATCACGCCCGCCACGGTGAGCGCAGACAGCCAGTCCGCGATGAACTCCAGCCGCCCGCCCAGATAGAAAGGATACCTCACGTTGTAGCCGGTGATGACGTCGCCGACGAGGATGGGCTCCGGGTTGCGGATGCCCACGTCTGTCATCAGCTCTGCCGTGGCCGGTCCGGCGGCCTCTCCAGGGATGCCCGTGGTGGGCGCGACGCCCGGGGTGAAGATCGCCCCGTAGTCCACGATCACGGCCGGAGGGCCAGCGGGGAGCGGCGTATCAAGCGTGATTATCTTGCCGGCGAAGTTGTTATCCGACGCGTAGTTCGTGCCCTGGCGGCGCGTGTCGGTCGCCAACCAGACGCCAAGCACCTGCCGGATGTCGTGGCTGACTGTCACATGCGTCGTGTCGTCGGGCAGGGTCACGGTCTCGTCGCCGTTCAGGTAGCCGTATCCGGTCGGCCCCTCCGTCGGCGCGGTTCGGATCAACACCCAGACCGTGTTGTTGATGTGTTGCGGCTCGATGACCTCGAACGGGAGCACGACGAAGGTGACGGCGCCGTCCGCGAGGTCATTGCTGCGCCAGTGCGGCGACCCCCGCGGCTCCAGGGCCAGCGTCGAGCCGTCGACCGACACCTTGCGGATGCGGCACAGCCGGGTGACGCCCCCCGCGGTGACCTCGACCGGGAGCCTGCGCATGCCCGGCGAGAAGGTCCCGGCGGCGGCCACTACATCCCGAGAGGCGACGTTGCCGGACCCCGTCAACTGGTAGTCGAGCAGGATCGCGCGGAGGAACGCGTGGATCGAGTCGCGGGACCCTTTGGCCGGCATCCACCCGAGCGTTCGGATGAGCCCCCGGTAAACCGTGTCGCTGGCGCCCTGGATGCGCCCCACGCCGTAGTTCCGGCCAACGCTGGACAGGAACCGCCCGTCGGCTTTGTCGGCGTACAGGTCGTCCCTGGCGCGCTCCAGGGCGCTATGTCCGCCCCCCTCCAGGGAGACCAGATCCCCGCGGCGGTACGTCGTGCGCACGAACGGGTCGCGGGTGCAGCTCTGGAATTGGCCGTCGATGGCCGTCGCGTACGGGATGCGTTCGCCGTTGATCCAGATGATCCCGGCGCCGGCGGGGGCACCAAGCGTCGTCTCGACGTGCGCGAGCACGGCCGCGGCGGCCGGCGTGCCGTGCCCGGCCGGCGGCAAGTCCTGCGCGAGGCGCGTCTGCCACGTCCCGTTGAGACCGTCGAGGGCCTCCCCGATGCCGGATGTCACGGCTTCGCCTGGGTCGTAGATGCTCACGGGTCAAACACCGGCCCATCGTCCGGGCACCCCGGACCGCGCAGCGCCCCATAGCTCGACTTCGGCATGTGGCGCCGCATCGCGTACTCACCCGCCCGCCTGGGGCGCCTCTCGACGTGGATGACGTCGGCCAGCGTGTAGCTCGCCCACGGCGCCGTCAACACGAGGTCGTGGTCACCCGTCGCGAGCCCCGCCGGCGTCACGAAGCGCAGCTTGCGATCCGCGAGCGGGTTGTGTTCGCCGCTGTTGGGGTGCGGATTCGCCGGACCGGTCGGGAGGATCCGGTACCCCTGGCCGGGCACGCCGGAGAAGCACCGGACGCCGCCGCAGCTCACGAAGAAGTCGCCGTCGAGCGCGCCGTAGAAGGTGATGGAGAGGCGCACGCCACCGTCGTCGTGGATGGCCGTCACCGGGAAGATCGGGACGGAGAGGAACTCCCCACCGAAGTGCTCGCCGAAGTGGTCCCCGAAGCCGCCAGGGTGCGGCGGGGGCTCGGCGCCGGGTGCGCCGGGCGCCGTCCATTGCCAAGCCGCACCGAGCCCCTGGGCCGCGCCTCCTTCTGAGAAGCGACCTCGACCCAGGATCGCGAGGGCGAGGGCGCGACTCAAGGGCTAGACCTTCTTCGACTTGGACAGGTCGAGGTTCGTTGCGTTGTAGGTGTTCACGACGCTGAAGGTCGCGAGCGGGTCGTTGCCCGTCTCCACGTCCGCGTCGTTCTTGTGGAGCGTGATCGTGATCGCCGTCGGGAGGTCCCCGTCGAACGCGGTCGGGTCCACCCGCGCACGGAAGCCGGCGAGGCCCGCCGCCATCTGCACAATGAGGCCGAAGCTGTCGGCGAGGACGTGGTCCGAGCCCAGTTCGTCCCAGACCTTCGGGATCAGCGCCGCGACTGCCGCGACCCCAGTGAGGCCCTCGGCCTCGAAGTACAGGTGGTCACCGACCGTGTCCGCGGACGGGGTCCCGATCGGGAGGTCGACGACGGCCTGGGGGACACCGGCGATGTCCGTCGGGAGGTTCCCGGCGTCCAGCTCCGCGAGCCGAACCTCCAGCAACACGGCAATGATGCGCTCAAGCGCGTCCGCCGGCGTGCCGCCGGTGATGGCGGCACCGAGCAGGGCCGTAGGCACACCCGCGACGTCGGTCGGGAGGTTCGCCGGGTCCAACTCCGCGAGGCGCGTCTCCGTGATGGCGTCGAGGTTGGCCGCCCTGGTCGACGTGATCGCGTAGTCCTCGGGCCGCACGGTGAAGCTCACCCGGCGCGAGCCGCTCATCGCGCCGTCGGGGCCGCGCACGCTGGTCGTACTCGCGGTGAAGTCCACCGTCGCGATGATGACCTCCGTCGTCGAGATGACGGCGGAGTACCAGCCAGGAGCGTTGCTTGCGCCCACCTCTGCGATCGTGGGGGAGCCGGCGCCTGGGGCGCCGTCCACATCGGTCCGCCATGTGTCGACGACAGGCGTGAGGCCGGTCACGCCGGCGCCGGCGCTGTCCGCCGCGAAAAACAGGTAGCGGGCCATCGGCTACGGCTCCAGTGCTGCGATACGGGTTTCATAGTCCTTCAACTTCGCCTCGGTCGCGTGCCAAGCCTGTTGAAGTTGCCGGGAGACGCTCCGTTGCGTCTGGGCTGGCACCTCGAACCCCATGAACTCGGTGGGGCAAGTCACATGCTGGAAAGCGGACGACGGCATCGTACGAATGTTCGTATCGCTCATCTCCGCGGCGGAGTCGGTCACTTGCAGACTGAAGAGGTACGTGCCCGGCTTGTCGGCCGTCAGCGTCGGTTGCGACACCGCAGGGTCTGACAACTCGGCCGTGCTCCCCTCGGGCACCTGGACCAGGGTCCAGGCGTAGGCCGTGATGGTCCGCGGAGAGTCGGCCGTTGACGAGGTGCCGTCGAGCTGGACGAGCTTCGGGAGCTGGGCAAACGGCACCTCGATTTCGGCGCCGCAGACTGCGACTGGAACGGCCATGCTCTCCCCTTTATCGGATCACGAGGTTCGCGCCGATGACTCGGGCGACCTCATTGTAGGCGATGGCGACATCACCCGCGGGCTGTTCGAGGATGAAGTTGAACATGCCCGGTACGCCCATCGCGCGCTCGATGGCTTCCGACCTGATGAATGGCGCCCCGACGTCGAGCCCGTTGGCGTAGTCGCCGACCCGGCGCTTGGCCTCTGCGACGGCCTCCGCGCGGTTCGCGTTGTCGTTGGACACGACGTGGCCCTCGATCACGAATTGGCGCACGGTCGCCGGCGTCACCCCGACGTTGACCCCTGCAGCTCTCCAGGTCGGGTAGTTGATCGGATCGTCGGGGTCGCCGTCGATCAACCGTTGCGCCTCGCGAACGAGACCGGCGTAGGCGACGTACCCGCCCCAGACGAGGTCCTCGCCGGCGGCAAGGCCGGTCGGGAAGACGTCGGGGTGTAGCCACACGAACCCGCGCCCCCTCAACAGGACGTAGTCGACGTTCTCCACCAACACGCGCGCCAGGGGGGCCGCCGTGGAGTGGGTGAGGATGACGTTGCCGCGCATCGGTCGCGATGGCAGGTAGAACTCGCTCTCGCCGCCGGTGGCCTTGGCGACCGGATCCACGAAGCGGCCCGCCGCGACGTTGAATGTCTGCGACACCGTGCCGGCGCCGTCGTCGACGTAGACGATGACCTCGCCGCGGTTGATCGGGTCCTCCCAGGCGCGCGCCGCGGTGATGCGGCGGCCGCCGACCAGGGCGGACTTCGCCCGCTCCGCGAGCGCCTCGGGGATGCACCGGGACAGGCTGCGGATGTGCGCGCGGATCCGTTGCCGGAACGGGTCATCCTTCTCGCCGTCGCGACCCGACGTGAACGGCTCCGGGTTCGTGACGGAGACCACAGTGGGAAGCCCCGTGACGATGATCGAGACGTCCCCGACTGCAGCGTCTCCGGCCAAGCCCGGGTTGACCGCCAGGGCCGGGATCTCCCCGACGCCGACCGACCGCTGAGACTGGGTCGACCCGACCGTGATCTTCCCCGCCTCGGTCGATTCGTAGAGTTGCCCGTCAAGCGCCCGCGCGACGGTCCCGACCGGGATGGGTATCTCTACGCCCGCGATGGTCGGAACGGCCCACTGGAGGTATCCGGTCGCCCGCGATGCCCCTCGCCGGCCGAGGCCGTCGGGGATAATCTCGTTGGCGCGGCGGTCGAGGTCCTCCCCCGTCGCGCCGTCGATGCTGAACGCTTCGAGCAGGGTCGCGATGTCGAGGTAGGCGCCCTCAAGCTCGACGGCGACGGCGCCGAACACCTGCATCATCGGTGAGGCCGGGGAGAGGTCCGTCAGCGTCGAGCGCGCGACGGCCCGGTTGACCATTCGCCGCTGTAGTTCCGCGGCGTCGACGATGCGGAACATCAGACCCTCCGACTCACTAGGACCGGGCCGCCGAGTGCTCGCGGCTGCAACGTCAGGACGGCAGAGAGCGAGTCTCCGCCCTCGACCAGATCCACATCTACCACGCGGCCGGTACGCGGGTCCTGTAGCGCGGCGCGTCGGGCCGACACCGCGACGGCCTCGGGCATGCCTGCGCCGTTCTTCTCGCCGACCGGCCGGAGCATCCCAGACCGCGGGTAGACCGTGTTCTCACCCAACTCTGTCAGGAACAGGACGCGCTCTACGTTCTGGATGTAGGCGTCCATCCCTGAGACATAGACGAAGTCGTCGCCGGCGGCGTTGACCTCGAACCCGCCGACGTCGGTGAGCTTCAACGTGGTGCCGAGCACCTCCCGCTCAAGGTTCGCGATGTCCCGCTCGATGGTCGTCGTCTGGCCGCCATCGCCCAGGGTCGGCAACAAGAGGCTCTGCCCGGGGCGGACAGTCCGCCCCATGCCGGTCGGGCTGATGTAGGGGGCGCGCAAGTCATTGAGGCTCGCGAGGTCGACCCACGCGGCCGGATCGCCAACCTCGTTGATGGCGATCGAGCGCAACGTGTCGCCGTGGAGGACCACGTACTCGCGGACCCCGCCCCAACTGCGCGACCGGCCGTAGCCGCGGGGCCGGAGCCGTCGCGCGGCCGACCCTGGCTGAACCCGTGCCCCGAGCTGCAGAGAGCCGTCGCCGCTGGCCTCCAGGGCCGTAAGCGACTGCTCGCCACTGGATAGGCGGCGGCGGTCCCGTTGCGCGCTGTCCAGATCGCGTCGCCATAGGGACGCCTCGATGATCGCCGCGTCGAGCGCGCGCTCGCAGTCGCGGGAGCTGCGCAACATGGCGCCTGCCATTGACTGGGTGTGGAGGCCGGGCGCCCACGGGACTCGTTGCAACTGCCCGTCCTCGTCGAGCCCCATGACACCCAGGATCAAGGTGATGAGGTTGCCGACGGCGTCTCGCGCCTCCTCGACGAGCCGCCGGGGCGCGCGGACCAACCCCTGAGCCGCCCGCACGACGCCCTGGATGGCCCCTGCGGCCTCGTTCACGGCGGCGATGGTCTGGCGGACCGGCTGGACGAACGTCGCGTCCACCTCGCCCAGGAACGCCTCGGCGTCAGCGATATAGCCCACCACGCTGAGTATCGCGCCGTTGATCGCATCGGCCACGTCCCGAATCTTGCCGAAGAGGCCGGAGACGCCTTTGACGTCGAGCGCGTCGACGTCGAGGACCGCGGTGAACTCCAACTCGTAGGGGTAGTGGAGGCGGTGTTGGCCCGACGACCGGTCCTCGGCCATCTCCGTCGGGAGAATCAACCAGTGCCGCCCGCCGCGGAAGTCGTGGAACACCATCGCCCAGCGAGTGCTCGCGTCGGGGTTGCGCTTCGTCGCCCAGTAGAAGTCGAACCACTTCCGAAGCTCCTTGTGCAGTTCGTTGCCGTCGGCGTAGGTCAGGCCGCTTTGCGGGTTCAGGGGGTCGTCGCTCTCCAGCCGCCAGCCGCGTTTGTGCTCCAGGCCGGTCGTGCCGCTGATCGTGATGTCGTGCAGGACCACACCGGACTCTTCCAACGCGACGCCGCCTGCGAGCTGGCTGACCTGTGCGCCGGGCCGGGTCTTGATACTGATCCGCTCCGGGTTGATCGGGAAGTTCCACACGCGGTTCGCACCGCGGCCCGAGCCGTCGAGCGCCACCAACTCGAAGGCGTAGGTGAGCCTGAATCGGCTCGGCCTCTCGATGGGGTTGACGGCCACTATGAGCCCCTGATCTGGCTGGACGCTGTCGCGATGGTACCAAGCGCGAGCGCCGGCGGCGCGTCCGCGTCACCGGGGACCGGCTCCTCGGGGACGACGGGGAGCCCTACAAGCGGGCCGCCCTGGTCGTTCACCCACGTCGCGATCGTCGCCAGGGCCGCGACCGTGCTTCTGACGAACGCGTTGAAGTTGGGGCTCCCCGCCGAGGTGATGGCGACCGCGTCTGCGAGGCGCGCGAGCGGTCGGTTGCCCGCGAGCAGATCGACTTGCGGCACCCCGTCGACCACCGTGACGCGGAACCGACGCACCCCGCCCTGGCGGATGATGATCGGCTGGCCCTCGCGGACGTTGACGTCGAGCAGGCCGCCGCCGGCCGCCTGGACGCCGTCCTCGGCAGTTCCAGCTCGCGTCGCGTCGACGGTCACGTTCCCCTGCTCGTCGATGGCGCAGATCGTCCCGACGTGCGCCACGTCCCGGCGCCACCCCTTGACCTCCTCGCCGGCCGTCCCGTCTGCGGCCGGGTCGGGCGCCACACTCGGGCCGGCGCCGTGCGTTCGAGTCGACCGGGGGTGGTCAACGCAACCGAGCACGATCGGGGCGCCGGCCTGACCGGCGATGAAGCCGACCAGGACCCACTCGCCGTCCACTTGCTCGGGGTCGACCGCGAGCGCGCCTTCGCTGGCCTCCCAGGCGAGCGGTTGGCCGTCCAGGGTCTTCGTGCCGGGCCGCGGGTGCCACCGGGAGCCGGAGCGGACACCGAGCCCGTGATAGGTCAGCGGGACCCGGTACAGCGGGTCACCGTTGAGCGTGAGTATGTCCACCGTGAGCGCCCCCGGCCGGTGCCGGTCTGCCGGGACCTCGTCGGCGTAGTGGACGGCCATCACGACGCCCTTCGCCAACGGCATTGCGGCGCGGTAGCCGCCGTAGCGTATGAGGTTCTCGGGGACGGGCGGTTGGAAGGCCCACATCTATACGGGCCTTTCGCCAGGGGGCCACGTCGTCAGCGGAGCGCCCGCCGTTCCGCTCGGGTCGGACGTCTCAACCAGACCCGGCGGCGTTGCCGAAACCCCGCCCAAAATGTCCCTCATTCCTCGCGTGGCCGACATCGTCGTCACCGCCGCGTCCTTGCCGTCGTCGGACCTCGACCATGAATGGCTGACGCCCTCGCAATAGTAGTATTCGACATACGCGCCCTTGGCCCGCGCGACGTTTATGCGCTCACCGACCCGCACCCCTGGATACATGTGAGTCGTCGCGAAGCTCCCCCCCATGTGCTCGTGCGCCCTCGCGGACCAGTCCGCGAGCTGGCGGCTCCACAGGTAGTACGTCCCCATCCCGATCCCGTCGGTCGGCATGTACTTTGAGACGTCCTCCTGTCGTCGCCATCCGACCGTCCTGGCGCTGCGGCCGTCCTCCCTCGCGATGATCGGCAGTCGGCCCTGCCCTGCAGCTCCGAGCGCCAGCGTGTACGGGCTCGCCCCGTAGCTCTCGTGCGGCAAGCACAGGAAGAAGTTCTTCCGGTGCTCGTCCGACGTCATCACGGAGTCGTGGTTGAATTGGCGCTCGTCGAACGTCGTGACCGGCAACCCGCGCCAGCGGGCAACGCCGGACGGCCGATCCGGTATGTACGCGTAGCCCAGGTTGGTCGTGTCCACGCGAGCCCACGACGGAAAGGGCTTCGGCCGAAGACAGACGGCGAGGTCCCACGGGAAGTCTCCGGCGTCGAGCGCGGTCATCGGGCGGCGGTAGTCGTCCGGGGTCATCGGCCGTTGGCCGAACTCTGCCGGGAGGAGGTCGCACCAGAACTCGTTGAATGCCGGGTTGGCCCACTCGTGCAGGTAGTCCCAAAGCGGCGACCTGGGGAGCCCGGCCATCACCTCTTGAATCACCGCGCGGCCGTCGGTGGGCTCCACCTTGAACCTGAGCAAGTCGCCCAGGGGGGCTCCCGCCCACCCCGCCGGGAGGTCGGGCGGCTTTGGCACCGGGAAGATCGGCGGAGTCTCCCACGCCGGCGTTGCGCCCGACTGGTACGGGGTGCCGTTGACGTCAGTCTGCCGCCAGTGCCCGAGGAAGAACAACGCGAGCGGTTGGACGATGTCGGACGGGGAGATCCCGAAGCTCTGCCCCGGAGCTGGGACGCTCTGCTCGCCGCCCAACTGATCCCAGATGCGCGTCATCTTCCCGATCGTCTTGTAGAAGGCTCCGTCAGCGAGCACGGCGTCCATGCCTTCAGGCGCCTTGAACTGCGGCAGGGAGATTATCTCGTGAACCTCCAACGGATAGCCGTGGTCGCCTCCGCTGATGACCCATATCTCGCTGTCCTGCAGGCCCTGCCGCGTACGGTGGATCCCCTTAACCGGGCCGATCATCAGCGGGTAGGTGTGCCGGTCGATGCGGATCGCGATCATCGCCCAGTCACCAGCGGTGATCCGGTCGAACCAGTCGTGGTGCTCGTCCGCGACGACGTAGTTGGCGCCCGACGCGAGGCCGCGGCCGATGGCGCGCGCCTTGACTGTCACCTCCCAGGTCCCCGACTCCCACCGCTTATCCGTCTCTAGTTGGTTGCAGTAGGGGGAGAGGTCAATGACCTCGCCGCCGTGCGTGAAGACGTGGACGACCGGCTCGTAGAGGTGCGACTTGTTCACCCAGACGTCGGGAGTCAGGCCCCCGATGGAGTCCGACGCTGGCTCTAGGCCCATCAAGGTTTTGCCCCGCTCTTGCCGCTTCGGCCCGTCCCCGGCGGGACCCCGCCGCCACCCACGCCGCCGGTGGCCGTCGTCGTTTTGGTCTTTGTTTTGCCGCCCGGCTTTGTGTGGGTCGGCTTGGCCGGGGTCGGCTTCTTCTGCCCGAAGATGGCCCACAGGGCCTTCGCCGCGCCGGCCATGTCGCCCTTCCCCATCGCCTCGATCGCCTTGATCATCCCGTTGACTCCGGGCAACACGAGCTTTCCGACGATCATGTTCTTCGTCGTCGCCATCGCCACGTCGAGCGTCTGGATGGCGCCGAGGTGATCGGACACCGTGTCGACGTCCATCCCGGTTATGCGCGCCTTCGTCTTCGCGAGGGACCGCTGTTGGCCGGAAATCCGCCTACCAACCGTGCCCTTCATCCCCGCCATCCCCTTCGTCAACGGGTCGCCGTCGAAGCCTCTCTCACCGACCAGGAGGGCCATAATCTCGTTCCCGTGCATCTGCGGAAACGCCTTGCGGAGCATCGCCCAGGCGTAGCCGATGCCGCCGCCCGCGCCCTTGGCTCGGTTGAGGACGCCGCCCATCAGCTTCTTCTGCATCCCCGGGAATTGGCCGATGTTCTCCATCATAAATTGCCGGTCGAAGTGGTCCGAGTTCGGCATCAGGTCGCCCATGATGTCGTGGAGCATCGCCTCCGCCATAGGCGACCCTTGCCCCTTCCCGGTCCCTGCGATCGAGTCCAGCCAGCGGCCACTGGCCCTCACGCCCCCCAGGCCCTTGAACACCTGCGAAAGGTTGACCTTCCCGTGCGAGGCGCCGCCCGCCTGGAGGAAGGTCTCGGAGAGGGTCGCGAGCGAGTCCGAGGTGATCGCAAGGCCCTGCTCGGCCATCTTGCCGGTGTAGCTCGCAATCTCGCTCAGGTACTTGCCCATCATCACGCCGCCGACGGCGCCGCTGCTCTTGGCCTGCGCCATCGCAAGGTTGAGGGCGTACTTCTCTTCGCCGGCGCCTCCACCCTCGATCCCGCCGCCCGCGCGGAATTGACCAAGGAAGCCGCCCATTGTCCCGGTGTCGATGCCGAACGCCTCACCGGCCCGCAAGTATTGCCTTTGGACTTCGCCGCTCTTGAGCCCGCCCCCCCACCCGGCGCCGAGTAGCTGCTTCTGTCGTTGGTACGTCTCGGCCGGATCCCACCCCAGGCCCGCCCCCATGGAGCGGAGGTTGGGCGCGTAGCCATCGGCCGACGCGGCGCGCAAGTCGCCGCGCCCCTTCTCCATCGCGAGGTAGCTCGCCTTCATGCCGTGCAGGCCCATCAGGCTACCGGCCAGCGCCCCGCCGACCATCGGACCAATGATCGGCACCGCTTTGATGAGCGACGAGAGCATGCCCAGGCCGGGGGCCTGATTCATCGACCTGTGAAGCGCCCCGACGGCCCGCCCGGTGTGCGTGTTCTTGAGCTTGTCTTCGCCCCACCGCTGCGTCCGGGCGATTACGCCGCCGTTCTTGTCGGTGCCGCCGCCGCCGCCGCCGCCACCACCCCCGCCGCCGCCACCACCCCCGCCGCCACCGCCACCGGTGAACTGGCCCTGAGCGTTCCTGCCCTGGCCCGCGTTGGCGACCTGAGCCCCGAACCGGTCGAGCTTTGGCCCGGCGCGGTCGAGTTCCGACGTGTCGACTTTGATCTTGATCGCGGTTTCGTGCTGGCTCACCGGTTGGCCTCCGCGAATGGGTCGAGCCCGCTTGCCTCAAGGGCGCGCAGTCTCGCCAGGACGGGATCGTACCGCTCGCGCGCCCCGTCGGCCATACCGCGGACTAACTCCTCGAAGCTGGAGCCGTCGTCCCTGACGCGCTCCGCGATGATCTGGTGGGCGTACTCGTTGGACGCGTGCGACGGCCAGGGGAGCCCCACCCAGAGCGGATTGCCTTCAGCCGGCTGACTCCACCGGCGCTCCCACGCCAACATCGTCCGACCCTCCGGCGACTCCACTTGTGACAAAGCTCTCGCCGCGATGTTCACATCGGTCGCGAAATCGGCGCTCGTACTTCGCGACCTCCTCGAAGATTTGGTTCAACAGGGTCGGATCGATCTTGCCGAAGTCGTTGATCCAGTCGGGCCGAGGCCGCGCGATCGTCGCCTCCAGGTAGCAGACCCGCCGCAACATCTCGTCGGTCATCGGATCGACGCCGACCGGGACGTGCGCCCACCTGGGGCCACCGCGGAAGATCGCCATCTTCGCGTAGTCTTCCGTCCCGGGGACGCCGTACATGAGCGCAGCCTTGCGCTCGGTGCCGTCGCCCTCGATGTAGTCGATGAGGATCCCCGTCTGCCGAGGAACGAAGGGCCTGACCTCGACGACCACCGGATCGCGCATGGCCTCGTCGGCCTCGCGCATGGCCTCTTCGGCCGAGATGGGGGTCTGGTCTGCGTCTGTCTGGTCTGGCTGCATTGCTGGCTCCCGCTGGTTGCGGGCGCCACGCTATCACAGGCGCTATGCGACCCCGCGGTGATCGCGGACTCGGATCGCCGGACCGGAGATGTTGTTGACCGTCAACTGCCGCTTCGCGACGTTCCAGGTGTCGGAGCCGACGCGCGCGCCCTCGATCGTCCACTCGGCCTGATCCTCGGGACGGTCCTTGACCTCGATGACCAGGGCGGGGTGCGTGAGCACCGTCTGGACGCTCGGTGAGAGCCCGAGCTGCTTCATGCTGCGACTGACGACGTGGACGAGCACCGCCGACCAGTTGCAGTTGTAGGCCGTGGGGACGTGCTCCTCGACCTCGATGTTGTCGAGGACGTCGACCGGGGTCCATTCCCACGTCTCGGTCGCGGTGACATTTTGACAATATCCCACCATCGAGCCGTCGATGGTGAGGTACGCACGCGCCCCGTGGTGAACTTGGTTGCGGGGCAACCCGGCGTTAGCTCCGGCCATTTCTCAGGCTCCTACAGGCGCAGAGACAGGCGTTGAGCGAACGCCTGCACACCGATGAAGTTCAGGGGCTCGATGGGCTCGACCTCGTAGCTCAGATCGAAGGCGTCGCCCAGGTCGTCGACGACGACCGACTCGGGGTTGAAGGACTTGATTTCGCCGTCGTCGATCTGGCGCTGCAGCTCGTAGATCGCGAGCGACCGGACGGAGCTTGTCAGTCCGTCGAAGTTCTTGGCGCCGATCTTCGGCCGGAGCGCCCGCCGCATGTTGAACACGGAGTCGTCGAGCGACTCGTTCGTGCTCTGCTCGGTGAAGAACGGGTTGTCGTCGTCGCGGTAGGTCGTGACGCCACGCACCAGGGTCCGCCCCTGGAAGATGACGGCGCCCGCGGCGACCAACTCCTCGGCGTCCGCAACGGGGTCGATGCCCGCGTTGTAGACGAAGCGCAGCGCGTTGAAGACCTTGTCGGTCATCGGCGTGGCGGTCGGCGAACCGCAGACGCCAGCGGCCATGAGCACCGCGGCGCCCCACGCCTTGATCGTCTGCTCGTCTCCGGCGTCGTTGTAGATGACCGGCTGTGCGGGTGTCGCTTGGCAACCGCGATGATTGAGCGCGGCGATCGCGTCCTTCACCCCGGCCTTGTCCAGCGACGACGCGAGCCCGACGAACCACATGCGCTCGTGCTTGCCGTCCAGGTCGCGGAGGTCGGCCGGAGCCAGGGCGTGGACGGGTGCGGAGTCCGAGAGGGCTACCGTCGCCATGCGCGAAGGCTTGAACGCCTCGTCGCCCATGCTGAGTGCCTTCGCGGCCGCGATCCCAGCTCGCCAATGGTCCATCGTGGTCGTGCCGTCGGCGCCGCCACTGAGGTACACGCGGGACGCGGTCGGGCTCGGTGCCCCTCCAGCTCCCGCGAGCGAGACGGCGGTTGCCAACTTCGAGAAGTCGACGACGTGCTTCGCGACGTCGGCGAGCACGGCGGCGAAGAGGACCTCGGCACCGGCCTTGATCTCCTGGCTCGCGCTGTCGAGCGAGGCCACCAGATAGGCGCTGTCCCGCTTGTTGGTCGCGGTCACACCTGGAAGCCCGTTGAGGAACGACACCGCGTCGCGCAGCTTCGGGCGCTTGGCGATCGTGATGTCCGCGCCGGTGCCCGCGATGTCCAGGGTCCGGCCCGCGGTGATGGCGCCAATCTCGATTTGCGACACCGACACGAAGTCGGCCGTCGACAACGTGGCCGCGGCCGTGGGCGCGATGTACTCGGCGACCGCCGAGCCGTCCCGAGCGATGCCGCGCACCACCATGAACTCACCGCCAGCCGCGGCGGAGAGCGAGTGCGTGATCTTCCCGTCGAAGAACATCGTGTCGGGTTGCCAGAGGCCGTCCGAGACGTTGATGCCCGCCTTGTTGGTCCCGGCGGCCATTGAGAAGCCGGCCGTGTCGTCGCTGTCCTGGCGCACGCTGACGGTGCCCGCGTGAGCGGCCATCACCTCGGCGCTGAGTACCTTCGCGAAGGTCAGTAGCCCGTCGACCTCGGTGACGCCGTTGAGCGCGATGACCTCGCTGATTGCGTTGCCCTCGGCGCTGCGCCCCTTCACCAGGACGTTGATCCCGGTGTCGGCCGCGTCGGTGCTGATGACGTTCAAGATCCCGGTGATGCCGGCGAGGAGCGTCGCGGGGACCGTGAAGACGTCGTTGTCACTCGTCGCGCTGCGGACCGTGATGATCCCGGCCGTCGCGCCATCCACGCGGACGGCGGTGACCTTGTCGAACGCGACCGCGCCGGCGACCACGCCCGCGCCGGCGAGGCTGATGACCTCGGACGCCGGGGTGTCGCCCGCGGTGGTCCCGTAGACTGTGACCTTCTGGAAGTCGTCGTAGGCGGCGGCTGAGAAGACCTCGACCAACTCCCCGGCGACGTCCTGGGCACCGTCCCAGGGGACCGCGACGATCGACTGCGTGTAGTTGAGCTTGAGGCCGGTGTCCGCCTTCACCAGGGCCATCGCCCCGGCTTCTCCGACGTACCGGGCGCCCAACGCGGCATCGCCGCCGACGTCGTCCCAACTCTCGGTTTTCTCGTCGAGGGTGACGGTGACCTTGCGGCCCTTCGCCGTCCCCAGGGCGATGTCGACCCCGATCCGGTTGGCGAAGTCGCCCCAGTCCCGCGACGTGACCGTGAGCACGTCTCCGCCGCCGTCGCCGAAGCTCGCGGCCGCCTTCAGGGCGGGGTTGGTCTTGTAGGTGAAAACGAACGGCGGTCGGCCCGGGATGCCCGAGTCTCGCGCCGGATCGAACGCCATCAGGGCCGCGGTGCGCAAGTCCCCATCTCGGAACTCTTTGCGGATGCTCGCGGGCCGCGTCCAACTCTTGAGCACGCCCGGCTCACCGCCGACGCCCTCCCCGATGAGCAGGAGGATCTTTGCCCCAGGGGAGCCCAGAGGGACCCCAACCGGGGTCACCTCGGAGAAAACGCCCGGAAGCCGAGTGCGGCCTTGCGGGGTGAGAAACGACGACGCCGGCATCGCGGGCTCTCCTACGTCCTCTCGCCCGTCACACGGCCTTGATGGCCGAGTACGAGCGCGGTGGTGTTGGCAGCGTAAAGTTCTCGCGACGGAGCTGGCATCGGCAAAGCGACGGAGACGATGCCTCCGAACGACCATTGCTGGCGCCGAAGGTAACACGTCTCGGGCAAGAGTCGCGGATCTGGCGCAATCTCGCCGCCGGTCTCGAAGCGGGGGTCGATCAAGATCGTGCGTTGCATCCACTCGATGTGAGCGATCATCGCGTAGTTGACCCAGTGGTACAGGTAGAGCGTGAGGTTCGGGTTGTCGCTGTAGACGATGACGTCGATCGACTGGCGCCGGACCTCGCCCCGGATGCCCAGCTCCATCTCCATCCCGAGGTACTCGTCCTCGGTCCGCTCGCTCGCCAGGGTGAGCCCGATCACCGGCCAACTCCTCGTGTCGCGCTCGTAGCCGTACCGGATGTTGAACGGCCGGGCGGCCATGAATTGGCGGACGTTCGTGCGCTCCGTCTCGTCGACGAAGCAGAGGAGCCAGTCCCAGTGCCGCGGGTCAATCTCGAATTGCCGCCGGGCGTTCTCCAGGGCGGCGTACACGATGCGCTCCGAGAACGCGTAGTTCTCGGTGACGACCCCGTCGAGAGGCCCGTCGCCCGGGACTACGGCCCCTTCGTCGAGTCGGTCAGTCACCGGTCACCTGCAGGGCCGAAGAGTTGGCCGGACTGTAGCAGGGAGCCGATGTACTGGTTGACCTTTGCGAATAGGTCTCGGGCCTCGAATCCGGGGTGCATCCAATTCTGCCCGCCGGAGTCCGAGTGCATCGACTTCGGGTCCTGCGAGATGGTGCGGAAGGTCGTGAAGTTGGAGCCCGTCGCCGCGCTGTAGGTCTTCTCGTTGCGGACCATCCCGTCGAACACGTCGGTGACGTGCCGCGGCCGCAGAAGGGGCGCGAGGCCCGCGTCCAGGCGTTGCCCCCAGGCCGTGCGCTTGCCCGGGTGCGTGTAGCTCGGTTGAAGGTTCTGAGCCATATCGAAGACGGTCTTGCCGATCTTGTTGGCGTGGCGCCGGCCCAACTCCCGCTTGTGCGCCCGGCTCGTCAGCCGCGCCCCCTCCTTCGTGAATTGCGACCCCATCGGCGGGCCGCCCCCGCCGCTCCCGCCAGGGGCGCCGTGCGACATCGGGATCGAGCGGTACATGAACCCCTCGGCGTTGACCTTGACCCCCTCCGGGTTCTTGCCCGGTAGGTGCGTCTTGCGCATATCCCAGGGGGGCGAGCCGTTCTCAAGCAACGTCGCGATGCCCTCGCCCAACGGCAACTCACCAATGACCCGCCAGTGCCCCTCGAAGCGGACCTTCGGCTCCCCGACGGCCTCGATGTACTTCGAGGCCGTCCCGTGCAACTCGCGCCGGGCCAGTCGGACCAACTCCCCGCGCGCAATGTCGAGGACCTGATTGACGCGCATCTCGATCGACTCGCGCCCGAACCCGTCGAGGTCGAACACGAACGACAGCCGCTTCGGGTCGATTTCAGACAAAGGCCGGCTCCGCCGCGAGGATCGCGTCCTCCAAGATAGCGGCCGCCTCGTCCGGCTCCATGAGGACCAGCTCGTCGCAGAGCGCCAGGAGCACCGCTACAGGGACCTTTCGCCAAGCGCGGTCATTGGTTGCGTGCATGTAGAAGGCGCCCGCGGCCGCCGCCCTGGACCCGCCCACGGTCGTTACCAGGGAGGGCCACAACTCGCGCACGTCGCGAAGGCGGGCCTGAGCCCTGCGCCGCCGGCGGAATTGGGTGCATGAGCGGCGGCGGGGGTGCTTGAGAGACCAGCGTAACGCCGCGATCGTCTCTCTCAGCGGCCACCGGAGCCTCACGGAGGATCGGCGGGGGGCGCGTCGGCCTCGTCGTAGTTCGCTTGAGCGACGACGTCGCGCCGGTGCTCCAACTTCGCCATGCACGAGACCGGGCCGGCGTCGTGCGAGCGGAGCGGGGCTTTCGACTCGGTGTGATGCGTCCGCATGGAGTAGGGGAAGGTCACCACGAGGTAGCTCGGGTGGTGGTAGTAGAGCATCGCGTAGCGGCCGCCATTCCGAGCCGTCGCAGACGTCGCCGCCGCGGGCGCCGTCCCCCTCTGGTCGCCTTTGTGCCAGTTGATGTGCCCGGCCGCGGTCACGTCGAAGTCGACGCCCGCCTGGAGGACCCGGCCCGGCTTCCGGTCGGCGGTCATGGTCCGAAGTCGGATGACGCCGATCGACACGTTCTTCAGGACGGTCTGCCCGAGCCCGTTGGACGTGCGGAGCTGGTCGGTGATGTGCGCGACAGGGAAGGTCGGCCGGTCGTCGCTGCCGACGATGCCGCGTTGCATCCCCTCGGTGTACGAGATGACGTTCTCCGTCACGACGAAGCGGTCGCAGTTGTTGGGCCGGTGGACGCCCTCCAGGGTGATCGACGCCGACCCAAAGGCCCAGTCGCCGAGCGCCTCCAGAATGTCGACGTTGAACTCCAGCCGATCGACGATCGCGCGCACCTCGATCGGGTTGAAATACTCCCAGCCGGACCCGCCGCAGACGCCGCAGATCGGGTCGGGGCTCGCGAACTGAGCGTCAGCGGAGCAGGGGCACCGCGACGCCTGCTCCCATTGCAGCCGCTCGCCGTGCCGCTGCAGCGTCTGCCGGAACTCCTCCGAGTCGAAGCTGTTGTCGCTTGAGTCCTTCTTCGCCCGCCTGGGGACGGCGCGAAGCGGGTAGCCCGACGCGTCAATGGGGCTGCCGGCCACCGGCTACCCCTGGCCCAGGCTCACACCGTGGTGCTGGCGGCGCAGGTTCGGCAGTAGGGTCTTGAGCTGCTTCTCGTACTGCAGGATGAGCGCCCCGTGTCCCGCGTTGGTCGCGCTCGACGTGGTGCTCACCGACTGCGACAGGCCGCCGATTGAGATGGACTTCGAGGCGATACCCGAGCCCAGGATCATCTCACCGGCGATGTTCAGAATCTCGATGGCCGCCTTCAGGGCGATCGCCTTCTGGATCCGGCCGGGCACGTTGCCGGGCTCGTAGCCAGCTCGGTAGGTGACCTCGAAGAGGCCGGGCCACCAGTCGGCGATCCCGCGCCGGATGATCGGCAGGAGCGCGCCGCTGTTGCCGCCATTCAGGACCATGAATTGTTCGAGGGTTCCCTGCTCGGGCACGAGGTTGAATTGCCCGTAGTCCTTGTTGACGATGACCACCCAGGACACGGGGAAGTCGAGCACGTAGGCGCTCGTGTTGTAGCGCGCACGGACCTTCGTGACCGACTGCAGCGGCACGCGGTCGAGGGTGAACCACCCGAACGACCCGTAGTGGTCCATGCGGTAGTCGTACCGCTCGTCCTCGTACAGTTTCGCCGCCAGGATGACGTCGATTTCGGCGCTTATCTCGTCAGTCGCCTCGCGGATCGCCTCCTCGTAGGTCGCGAGGTCGTACGCCACCCCCTGGTTGTCGCGGAGGTCCGCGCCCTTCAACTCGTGCCGCTTCAGCCGCTCGACGCTCACGAGTAGGTCGCCGGCTCCGACGACCTTCGCCACGACCTGGGTGAACGCCCGGGTGACCTCCGGCCCGTGGAAGCCTTTGAAGTACCACCGGTCGCGCAGCGTCATCGCCTCGCCGATGGCGACCGGCGTCAAGACGCGATACGTGCCGTCGCCCAGGCTCTCGATGTCCGCGGCGCCGATCTGGAAGAGAAGCGTGTTCGTGTCGGCGTTGGTGATCTCCACCATGCGCAGCTCTGCCGGCTCGAACGGGGTTCCGTCTGGCAGGACGAAACGGACCTTGAACTCCACCGCGTTCCCGATGTCGATCGATCCCCGCCCCAGGGGCACGACTGCGAACCCCGCAAGGTGCGTCATGTCGACGGTGTCGACCCGAATGGACGACTGCATGTGGACGGCTTGGCCGAGGTGCCGCACCTCCACCGCGTAGTTGCCGACCTCCAGAGGGACGAACGACACGAAGTAGCGGCCGGCGTTCGGCGCGCCCAGCTCCGCGACGGTGGCCGCGGCCTGAATCTCCGTGCCTATGACCGCGACGGCGCCGTCCTTCAACACCAGGACGACGACGTTCGCGGCCTCGCCATCGACCAGGGTCATTTGGTCGGCCTCGAACAGCGGGATCGGCCCCAGGGTCAGCGTCTGCCCGATGATGCCGCGTGCGTCAGCCATGCTCCGGCTCCGGTGGGGCCGTGTTGGCCTTCCTCTTCTTCTGGCCCTTCTGGCCCGTCCCGCCCTTGCGGACGCCGAGCAAGACGTTGCCGGTCGGCGAGAGCGCGCTCTCTGGCACCCGGGCGTCCAACACGAGGCGCAATGCCGTCATCGTTAACAGCTCGTGGTTGTCGACGTCGGGCACCTCGGATTGATTGCATTCGAGCAGCGCCTGGAAGCCCTCGTCGAGGGTCGCTGTGAGGACTTCAATGCGCCTACCGTCGACCTCGTTGCACTCCTGCCCGCCCCTCGTGAGGAAGCCGAGCCGGATGAGCGCCCACATGGCCGAGCCCATGCCAACGGGATAGGAGACGCGCTCGTCGCCACTCTTGCCGTTCTTCGTTGGGGCTGGCACGCGGTCATTATAGGCCCAGGGGAGCCGAGCGCCACGACGGCGTCGAAAGAGGAGAAGTGCGGGGCTCGGCCAGCGGTCCGGGTGGGCGGCCCGCCAGGAGCCCCGCAGGGGGGCCTACGGGTTCTCGATCGGGTCGTCCATGTCGACGATGATCCGCACCGACGACGCGCTGGAGGCGACACCGGTCAGGACGCGCCCCACGCGCATCCGGTAGGTCCCGCTGGCGCTCGGGCGGTTCGCGAAGTTGACCACCGACGACGCGGAGTCGAAGAGGTAGACCTTCTCGCCCGCGGTGAGCGCGAAGCCGGTCTCCTTCGTCACGGTGCAGGCGCCGCCGTTGCCGACCACCCGGGTTCCGTCGTAGCAGCCGATCGCCTTCAGGCAAGAATCGGCCGAGTCGGCCAGCGCCGGGCTGATCGTGATGTCGCCGCTCAGGTACGCGATGTCCCCGGCGTTGATCGAGTTGGCCTCGGTGAGGCCGGAGATGCCCTCGGTGCGGGCGTGGTTGAGGTTGACGTCGCCGTCGAGGACCACGACACCGGCGACGTTGCCGACCGTGATGGTCCGCGCACCCAGGGTGCCGATGTTGATCGCCTGTGCGATCGCGTCGGCGCCAATGCTGATGGCGCCCGCGGACGATTCGATCGCGATGGCGCCCGTCGCGTCGATCTGCACCGACCCGCCGACGTCCAGGTCGAAGAAGGTCGAGGCGTTGTTCCACGACATCGTGACGTCGTCGACCGCACCCAGGCTGAGAACGATGTCGTCCCCGAGCTGCATGTTGCCGCCGCTGATGAGCACCTCGCCGGCGTCGGAGGTGATGCCGCCGGACGCCGTGATCGCCGAGTTCGTGTCGATGGTGCCGAAGCCGGGGGCGATGGAGCCCGAGGCTAGGGCACCGACGGTCACGAGGTTCGTGATGGTCGTCTGGCTCGTGTTGGCGGCGTCGAGGGTCAGCGCGCCGGTGCTCGCCAGGGTGGCGTCGCCGGAAATGGCCTTGTTGTCCCAAGAGTCGGTGCCGTCGTAGATCGCGACGTGGCCGCCGCTGAGCGCGGCGATCGTCGTGTCGGTCAACCCGGAGAACGAGGAGACGTGCGACTTCCCGTCGACATACGCCTTGATGCTCTCCGAGGTCGCGATGGTCGTCGCCGAGGCGGTCCCCATCGTGTCGTCGTCGATGGCGCCGGTGAACCCGATGCCGCCGAAGGTGAACAACGAGCCGTTGGCGAGGATCACGTCGACATCGTCGAAGGTCGCCGAGTTGGCGCCGTAGTCGAGGGTCAAGTTCGACCCGGCGTCCGCACTGAACCAGACGACGTCGCCGCCGTTGGTGTCGTTGGTGCCGAAGTGAACGGCGCCCGTGTCGGCGACGCCCCACTGGACGTGAAAGTTGGTTCCGTTGAACTCCATCTTCAGGTCGGATCCGGTCCCGAAGAGAATCTCCGTGTTGTCGTTCAACGCGATCGAGCCGAAGCCCGCCGCGATGGAGCCGGCCGCCAGGGCGCCGACCTCGACCACATTCGCGAGCGTCGTCAGGTTCGTGTTCGCCGCCGCCAGGGTGACCGCGCCGGTGGCCGCCAGGGTGGCGTCACCGGACATGGCCCTGTTGTCCCAAGAGTCGGTGCCGTCGTAGACGAGGAAGTCGCCGCCGCCGACCGTCGCGATCGTCGTGTCGGTCAGGCCGGAGAGCGTGGTCGCCACAGCCGAGACCTGGGTGTCGACATACGCCTTGATCGACTGTTGCGTCGCCAGGGCCGTCGCCGAGGCGGTCCCCATCGTGTCCTCATCGAGGATGGCCGTCACGGTCGCGCCGGAGTTCAGCGTCAGGTCGCCGCCCGTGCTGATGACCACGCTACCGGTGAAGGTCGCGCCGCTCACGTCGACCAGCTCGTTGAAGGCCATGTTGGTCGCGCTGGAGTCGGTGGTGCCACCGTCCGACACCTCCCAGGCGCCAGCGGAGGTCAGGCGCATGACGCCGACCCGCACGACGACGAGGGTGCAGCCGGTGTCGGTGGTGCTGGTGAACTGGTTCGCCAGGAAGTCCTGCTGAGTCCCCGTGGTCCCGATGCCAGCGACCGTGATCGTGTCGGCGGCGACGCCGAGGCACTCATACAGGCCGTTGTTGCCGGGGTCGGCGGCGCCGCTGATGGAGAAGATGTCTCCCGCCGCGATGCCGGCTGCGGTGACTCCGCCCGACGCGACGGTCACGGTCGGGTTGCTGGTCGCGGCGACGCCGGCGACGAACACGCCCGCGCCGGTGGTGGTCGTCCCGGTGGCCTCCGGGTTGTAGATGACGGTGAATCCGCCTCCGACCGCCGCGTCCGCACTGTAGCCGGCGTTCAGGTCGACGTAGTTGTCGGCGATCAACACCTTCTCGGCGTCGATCTGCTGCGCGCTGCCGCCGATGATGATGTTGCCGGCGATGTTGACGTCGCCCGCGAAGGTCACCGTCTTCGACGCGATGCCGATGGAGTGATCGCCGCCAGTCTTCAGGACCGCGACGGCCGCAGAGGCGTTGGCGTTCCAGATCGTCAGGTCACCGTCGCCCGCGTCAGGGACGTGGAGCCCCTTCACCTTGGCGTTGGCGAACATGATGCCCTCGCCGGTCTCGTCGACTCCGCTCTGACTGACGGCGCCAATGAACTTGCGGGTCTCTCCCGAGAGGTCCGCTACGAGAATGGGGGTAGTTGTGAAGGCCATCGGCCGATGCTCCTGCGCGCAAATGTAGTAGTTCCCGGTGTCTTGCGGCGGAGCTGGCGGGGCCTACCCTACTCGACGCCCTCAAGACCGTCGAGGTCGTCGTCGATGACGAGCGCTTCACTCTTGTCGACCTCGGCTTCGTCCGCCCTTGCGAGCAGAGTCTTGAGGAAGTCGTCGACCTCGGGCAATTCGAGCGGCTCCAGACTGGCATGCAGCTCGCGCGCCTCACGCAGGAGGTCGACCGTCTTCTCGGCGACCTCGTGCCGGATGCGCTTGCCGGCCCCGAGCCGGACGAGGTTGTCCCGCTTCTGGTCGAGCTTCGTGTGGATGGCGTTCAACTTCTGGACCACCTCGCCTGTCGCCTTGGCGCGGACGACCGTCATCGCCTTGTAGGCTTCGTCGCAGCGGTTGATCCAGGCGTTGTGCGTGGCGGCGCGCTCCTGCCCCTCGGCCGCCAGGGCGTCGGAGGTGTCGATCAACAGGTTGATCGCGCGGTCGTGGGCGGCGCTGCCCGGCCCGGTCTTCGGTGTCCGCGGCTGGCGCTTCTTCTGGTCGGCGTTTCCCATGATGTCCTCTCGCGTCGTGGTCTAGCGTCTCTAGTCGACTCGGCGGGCGCCGTCGAGGCCGCCCTTGAGCTGCTGATAGGTCTTCTCCAGGGCGCGAAGCGTCCCGGTCGCATAGAAGTCGTCGAACTCCGACGGCGAGATGCACTTGCGGTCGCCGTTGGTCGGGACGAGGTCCGCAGCAACCCGCAGCCGCGACGTGAGCGCGTCGGGCTTGTAGGAGGTCATATCCAGGCGAACCCAGCGGAGCCGGCGGGCCTGGATGATTTCGAGCCGCTTGGCGCCGGCGATCATCAGCGTCGCCGCGGCGAGCAGATTCGGCACCCGCCAAATCGGCTTCTCGACGGTGCTCTCTGGATCAATCTCTGTGGGCGGGAGGGCCATCTAGATCACCGTCGGCTCGTCGAGGTAGACGTTGACCCGGGTGGCGCTGCGTGCGCGCCCGAGCGGGATGCGGGACTTCCCGACGGGCCGGGTCTGGCTCACCGCCCCCGCGGAGGCGCCCACGAAGACTGTACCGCCGTCTACGAGGCCGGCGAAGCCGTCGACGTCACCCCCGTTGACCAGAACGGCGTTGCCGGCCTCCACCAGGGCGCAGATGCCGTCCGCGTGCCCGTGGACGTCGACGTCGCAGGGCACCGCGATACCGGCGACCACTACCGCGGCGTCACGGGCTGCGAGCCCCCCGCCAGCGGTGATCACCTCAGCGTTGCCGGACGTCGCGAGCCAGCGCGAGCCGTTCCAGGTGAACGTCATATCGGCGCCGCTGTGTAGGACCGTCCGCCCGTTGGTCGGCGTCAGGGGGAAGCTCGCGACGGTGTCGATGCCGGACGCCGAGTGGTTCAGGGAGGAGAACACGCGCGCGGCCTAGACCTCGCCGCCGGCGTAGATGTCCACGTTGCCGACTCCGCCGGTCAACGCCGTCACCTGGAGCTTCACCGTGCGGTAGCTGGTCCCCTCGATGCGGGCCTCCGTCAGGGGGGCGATCGTGATCGCTGTCCCCAGCTTCGCGTACACGCCGTCACCGACCAGGACCCACGGTTGCACGTCGATCGACGTGCGCGAGCCCCCGACGGCGTTCTTCCAGAAGAGACGCACGGCGCCGGCCCATTCGAGCCGTGAGGCGACCGTCGCCGCCTCGCTCGCGTCGACGGCCGCGACGGCCTCGCGGGGGTTCAGCCACGCGTTCTCCTCGTCGGTCGTGTTGTCGAACACGTCCGAGATTCGATAGGTCGGCCGGAGTTGGTGGACGCCCGTGACGAGCGCGTCCGAGCCGCGCGAGAGGGCTCGCGCAAGCGCGCCGTCGGCGTCGCTTCGCTGTTGACGACGGCTGATTCGGTTGAGCGCCTGTGCTGCTGAGACTGCCACGGTCTACCCCCTACGGCTTGGCCGGCGGCTTCTTTCGCCGCCGGCGCTTCGGAGCCTCCGGGGCCTTCGCCTCGGGGGCTGGTTCAGGCTCGGGCTCGGGCTCTGGCGCTGGCTCAGGCTCGGGCTCGGGCGCTGGCTCGGGTGCTGGCGCTGGCTCAGGGGGAGGCGGCTCGGGTGCCGCCTTGGGCGGCTTCGCGCGACCGATAGCCCGGAAGCTACCGCCGGCGATGATCCGCTTCGCCTCGTCCGCCGTGAGGCCGGAGATGACCCCGTCCTCGTCGACGTCGAAGCACCTTCCGAGGGCGCGATAGACACGGTCCTCGGGGAGGTTGTTGGCGGCCTGTGGGGACCGCACGCGGTGGTCGGCCACGGTGGCCTCCTCTCAGGGTGCGCCCCGGGAGCCGGGGCGCGCTGGCGTCAGGTGGGCGGCTAGATGTGGAGCTGCGGGGCGCTCTGGTCACCCGGGACCACGATCTTCTCCAGGCCGGACTCGGGCTTCACATTCTTGATCAAGACGTGCTGCCGCGGGGTGCCGATCTTGAGGGCGACGAACAGGAGCAGCGCCCAGCGGAACGAGGTGTCCAGGTTCCCCAGGGGGAAGTTGAACATCGGCAGGAGTTGCATCATCTCGATGCTCTCCTTCCGGTTCGTCACGATGAACATCTCCGAGGTCCCCGGGAGGTCCTCGTTGAGGTCGATGATGACGAGGTTCGCGCCGTTGGCCGGAGCGCCTAGCTCCTTGATGAGCGTCGCCTCCGATGCGGTGGTGACGCCGGCCTCGGTCCGGTAGAGCAGGAAGCCGGTGGCCGACTGCAGGCTGTTCGGGACCGCGCCGTCCTTGACGGTGAGGCGGATGTCCTTGCCGGCCTCGGTCGCGATCGTGTTGGTCGCCACCGGGGCGGAGACGCCCGCCTCGTTGATGGCCGCGACCTGATACTTCACGTCCCCGATGGGACGGCCGGCGCCGACGCCGAACTTCGAGGTCGTGTCCACGTTTGGCGCGGGCTGCGCCACGATGATCGGAGACACGGGACGCCGACTCGCGTCGGGACCCTCACCCAGAGGGGACGCCTTCGGAGACTCCTCGATCACCAGCGGGTGCTTGATGATGTTGACGTTCTCGCCCTCGTTGTTGTGGTCGAAGCCCATCTCCGAGAGGCGGTAGTTGGGGTGGAACCGGTCACCGAGCATCGAGCGCATGCGGCCGGCGTAGAGCTGGCGCAACGTCTTGTGCATCCGCGGGGAGCAGAAGAGGTCGGTCGGGTGACCCCAATTCGGCTTCTCGCAGGCGATCTCCATCGCCTCGTCGATCAGGGCCTCGGTCGGGGTCTGTCCGGCGGCGTCGAGCACCAGTCCCTCACGCTCCATGATCGGCTTGAGGCCGTCGAACGCGTAGGGGTTGATCGAGTTGTCGCCGTAGAACATCGCGAACTCGGCTGCTTCGAGCAGTTCGAGCGAGCCGTCCGCATTCTGCTTTTTTACGGCTCCGCCAGGAACGATGTTCTTGACGAGGCGCGCCTGGATCGGGAGTCGGCGGACCGACCCCAGGTAGCGCATCTTGAGTTGCTCCAGCGAGAACGTGCTGTCCGACTCGGGCGGCAATCCGCCCTCCCGGTGGAACAGGAACCGCCGTCCGGCCGAGCCGGGCGAGTGGTGCCGCACGAACTGGTGGACGGTGCTCCACGCCTTGCCCTTGGAGACCTTGTTGAAGCCCAGGATGTGCTTCGAGTTGAACGCCGTGTTGTGCAACACGTCGTCCAGGTCCTGGGGCACGGTCGCCATGAGCTTGCCCGGGGTGAGGTCACCCGGGGCCGCGGGGAACACGTCCCCGACTGACATCGCCTTCAGGAGGTCGCCGACCCCCTGAAAACCGAGCAGTTCCGCGAGGACTCCCCCCACGTCACCGCCGCCGGCGAAGGCTCCGTCTCCGATTCCGTCGAACATGATGTTCGCTCCTTTTCGTTCGCGCCCGTGGGCGGTGATCTGTTCGCTTGCTGACTAGCCGTTCGCGGCGAGCAACTTTCGTGCGGGGTTGAGGTCCATGTGCGTCAACGCGTCGAGCGCGTTGTTGATCTTGCCCAACATCGGCCGTTCGCTCGGGTCGAGGCCCTCGCGCCGATCGCGGAGCGACTTGCGCAACTCCTGCGCCTCCTCGCCCACGGACCGGCCGCTCGGACCGGGCTGCGGGACGGGCTCGTCGGAGGGGCCGGCGAAGCTCTTGGCGAGGGCCGCGGCCTGGACCGTGTCGGTCGCGCCGACCGTGCCGGCGCCGAGGCCCGAGAGGGTCTCCTTCAGCGCGTCGATCGACTTCGACAGGCGGTCGTTGGAGTCGGTGACCGACTTCAGCAAGTCACCCTGCGCGCCGAAGCCCTGGGCGACAGCCTCGGCCGCCTGGGCGGCCCAGGCTGCGACGTCGCCGTTGCGCTCCAACGCGGACTCGATGCCCGACGCGAGGGACTTCACGAAGTCGCCGGCGTCGACCGCGGCCGCGGCCTCGACCTCGGGGCGGCCGCTGATGTCGTTGCGGATGTCGTCGACGGTCGCCGCGGGCGCGTTCTCGACGTCGCTGAACGGCTCGATGTCGTCGAGGGCCTTCTCCAGAGCCTCAAGGTCGAACATCTCGCCCTGGCTGGACTTGCCGAGGGGCATGTCCGGTTGGGCGCCGTTGCCGTCACCCATGCTGTTGAGCGCGTCGGCCGCGTCGTCGTCGCCGTCGTCACGCATCTTGCGCAACGCGTCGAGCGCCTCGGCGTCGCCGCCCTTTGCCATCTTCGTCAGGTACGGAAGCGCGGACATCGAATCCTCCTAAGCCTGCGCCTGCAGAAGCAGCGCGCGGAGCTGGTGAATGTTCAGGTCGGGACGGCGGCGCAGCGCGTGCATCGCGGCTTGAGCCTTCGTCAGGGTCCGGTTACCGGGGCGTGCGCCCGCGGCGTCGCGTGCTGCCCCGGTGTCCCAGGTCTTGCGGAACGTGTCCCAGTCGAACGGCGCTCCGTTGAAGAACTGGACGTGGTCCTCGTTGTCGCCTTCGAGGTCGAAGGGCACCACGGGGGCCAGAGACGCGACGGTCGCACCGGGAGTCGCGAGCCCGTAGCCGACCGTCATGGCCTTCTGCAGGGTGTCGAGCGACTTGTGGAGCAGTTCCATCTTCGTCTGGGTGTTCACCGGGCAGCGGGTCAGGGCGAGCTGCGAGACGATGGACCGGGCCACCCGCTTCCCGCGCGGACCGGACCGCTGAAGGATCTTGCCCTCGACGCTGAAGCCGTAGCCGCGCCCCAGGCGCCGCATCGATCGCGCGTTCGCGGCGATCTTCCGGTTCTGCGGGGTGTCGAAGAGGACGCCCTCGACGGCCGTGGCGCGGACCTTGTCGATGGTCACCGGCTCGGCCTTCGTGATGAGGCCCAGCTCGTCACCGGTCGTCTTGCTGTGGTTGTCGTTGAGCCAGCCGCGCGCCAGGAGGGGGGCGTAGTCCATGCCGCCCTGGTCGACCGTGTCGCCTTGGAGGTCCTCGTGCTCGGTCGACATAATCCCGCGGAAGCGCAGACGTTGCCCATCGGGCGCGTCAGCCTTCTCGATGATCTCGACCGGCATCCAATCGTGGATGACTTCGAGGGCGGGGACCGGTTGGCTCACAAAACTCCAGGGCCAAAACGCAGAAAAGGCGCCGCGGGGTTTCCCCCAGGGCGCCTCTCATATAGGCCACGGTTGGTGTCGCTATCGCGTCTGTGCGGCCAAGGCTACGGCCGGAGCCGCTCGCCTGTCAATCCGGTTTGCCCTCCTCGGTGAGGCGGGAAGGTGAAAAGGTTCATGGGGTCGCTCCAAAGACCAGGGTGAGATCGACGCCGATCGCCGTCAGGCTGCCGGCGCCGGTGAAGGGCTTGCGGGTGTCGAGGATCACCTCTGTGCGCCCGTCCTCAAGCTCGGTGCGAGATGTGACCCGCACCGAGTACCGGCCGGGCCAGTCGGCCGTGTAGTCCTGGGCGTACCCCAGGCACGCGGCCATCAGCGTTTCGTCGGTCAACTTCACGCCGCCGCCTCCTTCCAGTGGGGTCGCACTTCCAGGGCAAAGCTCACGCCGTCCGTGTCCTCGGCCAACTCCGCTGCCCACCCGGGCGAGCAGCTCATGTGCCGCCCGGTCGAGGTGGCGCACGTCCCCTCGGCGTTGACCACCGGCCGGCTGAAGTTGCCGCGCAGCTCGGGCAGGCCCCAACCGCGAGCGACCAGTATGGTCGGGCTGTAGTACGTCATGATCCCGCGCACGCGGCGTCCGCCTTTGGGGATGTAGTCGTAGCCAGAGACCGCACCAGGGCGCCAACCCATGTCGTCCGGGCGCCGGTCGACCGCACTGTGACGGCCCTCGATCTTTTTCCACCCGAACCCGCCTCCGCCGGTCGTGTAGATCGTGACCTTCTCGCCGGGCACCAATTCCGCCCCGCTCGTCTTCTCGTTGTCGTACTCGCGCATTGCTAGCTCCTCATGTTCCACCAGACGGCACCGCCGCTGGTCTGTTGGACTTTGTAGCGGCGGACGTCTGCGAAGGAGTCCCAGTCCCCCACCGTGATGATCACGCCCTCTCGCGGGGCGTCGTCGGTGACGTACTCGTCGACCGCGTGCGTCGCCGGCTTCTCCTCGTGCTCGATGCACTCCAGAACGGCGATGCGCCGGCCGGCGGCGTACCGCTGGTAGACGTCCCCGTCTGACCAGACCTCGACGTCCGCCGTCGTGAACGTCTCCCAGGCCCCAGCGCAGGTGAGCACGTTGAAGCGGCGGATGAGCGCGCCCGGGTCCGCGAGCGCCTCGGCGGTCTCGAACCCGTGGATCGGCTCCAGGTGATTGACCAGTTTCATCGTCATCGTAGGTACTCCGCCAGCTTGCCGCCCAGGGCGTCACGGGCATCGAATTCGTAGTAGGACTCGCCCTCGACCCATCCGCGGCCGCTGCAGGTGTTGCAGCTCTCGTCCGGGTCGGCGATGTCGCCGTCTTCGTCGGTCGCGGTCGGCGCGACGCCGGCCCCCTCACACTCCCA